CGGAATACCTGATTCGCGGAGGTGGCACCTTGGAATAATTGTTTGAAGTCTGGATCTGCAAATAGTTGCCGGGCGGAGACGGGATCCAGATAACAATTATAAGCTCCATCGATCTCTGGTACAGCATTCAGACGCAGCTTCGCAACTGCGTCAAGTAAGTTGGACATCACGAGCGTGTCCCCCGCTATCAAGGCGGAGGTATTGGACCGCTGTGAGGGTCGCACAACGACTGACGCGTTCGCCGACACCACCGGGTTTCCGGCTGTGCCATCGCTCACAGACACGTTACCGGAAAAGGTCAGCACACCTGAGACGCCATTAGGCGCCGTCGAAACGTTGATCGCATCGGCGACCGCCGAGACAAGGGTATAGGTGTCTGCCGTGCCGACGGTAACAGTAAGAGGATTGGAATTCGCCACCGGCTGCAGGACGCCGTTCACAAATGCGTTTTGGAAACCGCGGATATCGTCAACTGACACCCCAGGACCAGTACTTGTTAACGTGACGCGCACGCGCGTATTGCCGCCGAAGTATGAATTGAATAACGCGTTACGTGCCAACTCATCCAAGCTGCGCGCCGCCTGCTCGCCGTTAACGTAGGCATTCTGCAGGAACTGCGACGCGATGCCCACGCGGTCGGTGACCACGTTGAGGTCGGTAGTGGCTGCGTAGTGATTGATGGTGATAGTGTACTGCTCGACGCCCCATGTGGTCGGTGTCAGACCGTTATCGAAATTCGTGTTGGTATTTGGAGCGAGCGGTGTGGTGACGCTGGGTTTAAGGCCGGCTCGCGTCTTGGTGAGGGTCTCGCCGATGCCGACTGCGAACTCCTCGCGATCCGCGCATGCACGGTAGCTGAGGCGCGAGCGGAGCGCCTGCATAAACTCGCGCTCAAGAAAGCCTTGCTGGATGATCGGTTGCAGAGATGCGGGAAAGTTCTGAATACCCATTTGAAGAGGTTCCTCGATATGTCGATATGCCAACCTGAAGCGTCAATCAGGCGCGCGGCCGACGCATGGCTACCCGCGATTTCTAAGGAGCATCTCGCGCGCAACGCGATATTCGGCATCGGTCATTTCAGTCGCCAGCTTTTGCCGCAGTGCCTGCGCCGGCGGTGGCATCGCAGTGCTGGACAACGAAGCGGCCGAAAACAGCCACGGCTTGGCTTTCTTGAGCCGCGCCATCAGCGCCGAGGCGCCCTCGACCTCACCGTCCGCGCTCAACTTGACCTCGGAGGGGTCTATGAGCTTCAGCCCATCTAAATCAACTATGCCTGCTCGAATGGCCTCGGCCTTAAGCTCAGCTCGGATGAGCTGCGCCTCGGTACGTTGCCGCACCTCCACAAGTTGGCGTTCTAGGAGTTCGGCGCGGGACCGCAGTTCATCGAGTGGATCGTGCGCTGAATCCCGCGTAGGTGTATCGTCAGACATCAAACTTCCTTATTTAAACTAGAATCCGCCGCGATTCTGGCAAGTTCGCCGGGGATATCCTCAATGTCGTAGGTATCTGCTATGGATTTCACCGCAGCCTCCCGACTGATCAGACCCGCGCTTGCGAGGGTCGACAACGTTTGCGCATCCTTTTGGCGATCATCAGAGGTCGGGGCATACCAACGCGGCCACTTCAACGAAAGTCGCACCGTGGGATCCAGACCAGATACCCGCGTGCCCATGACGTTCAGCGGGTAAAGGTGCGTGGCCTGAAGAATCATCCCAGCCAGCTGGAGCAAGGCGCCCTCGCCATAGCTGATCCGCAAATTGTCAGCAAGCCAGATCAGTCCCTGGTTTAGTAGCTCTAGAGCCCGTCCGGACTGCGCTGCCGTCAGCCGATCCGCACTTGCCCGATTTCCGTGCACACTTTCAAGGGCCATCTCACGTAGCACACGCACGTAATCGATCACTGCGGCGGAGGCAGTCCCCCCTATTTCAAGCAACTTGGCATCGCCCTTCTCGCTGACAACGAGAGCGTTGCCCGCACCCTTGACGATCTCCGAGTCCGTCGTCGCGGGTTCCTTGATCAACAAGGTGGGGTCGCTGCTGTACTTCAAGCCGCGTCCGGCCTGACTGAGCTGATAGTCGATCTCGATTTGTATTTCTATCGCGGCCCGAAATGTGCACGCCCCATCATTGGAGTCACCACTGGCAGAAGGACCCGGCAGGTTACGAACCCAGACGAGTGGAACGAAACCCAACCCGTGGCAAACGCTTCGAGAGCGATCAACCAACGGTTCTATAGGCCCGGCGACCGGACTGGGTAGGAACCATGTCTCGTTCCGCGTATCCCAGCACCTCACGAACCAATAGTCACACGCGGTATCAACGATATCGTATCCATTTATCGCGAGCGTCTGCCCCGAAACTTTGTATTTCTCGGTCACTCGGACCAGCGTGTCGGGCGCTTCCGCGTCCCAAGTGGGTGTGAGAAAAGCGGTGTCGAGGACATCGAGGAAAACTCGACCACGGAGCAGGCGTAACAGGATTGCCACAGAACCGATCGAGCCCCGAATCGCGGCATCTATCATCACTTGGTTGAGGCGCGTTTCTTTAACCACCTTGGCAAGAAACTCGGTTACTGCATGGTCCGCGCAGTCGATCGTGGGGAAATGTCCTTCACTGAATAGTAGCGATACGCTGTCTTCGACTACGACCCGGCACAACGCATATCGGACGCTCGGTCGCCGATTTCGTAGCGGTATATACTCACCACCGCTGGTGCGCTCTTGATGAAATTGATATGGCAAAACATTATATACCGTGCCATTCAGCACACGCTGAAGTATATCAAGAGCGCGCGCGCGCGGCGAATAATCGCCGTCCCGCGGGATGAAATCGCAAATCGTATCGAACATCGGTTCCCTGTGGCGAGCCGGTTGTGAGAATCCAGCTAATTCATCGGCTAACGCGCCAGGTGTGCCGTGTTAAGGCGACGGGCGGCTGCGCCGGTCTGAGTTAGCATGGAAAATGCTCGCGACAATGCATCGACCTGATCATCCTTGCGACCATCGGGAAAATCGCCCAACTCGTCCAGAAATGCGCGGTTCCATCTGCACTGCACGATCGCCAAATTTCGGGCTTCGACTTGCGACGCCATGGGCATCGCACGAGTCATTTTGGAGCCGGTCTCTCGGGAGGCCGTGACGTAATGTCCGATCAAAAGCCCAGAAAGAAAAGCAACCTGACTCTTGCCTGCTTGGCCTGGGTCTTCCGGCAAGCCGATCGGCACCGACGGTCCATCCCGCCGGGCCGTTGAGAGAACTGCCGTCACGACCTCGTGCGGACTGCCACGCAATCGAACCACATCCAATACGACATAGCGGCCGGTATGGACAGTGAAGAGCTTCAAGCCGACCGTCCAGTCCGGATCGGTGCTGCCGTTCGCTGGAGTGGACGCAAGGTCCCAAGCCCGGACAGTGCGGCCGTTTCCGATCTCGGGTACGTCGCTTAAGATGTCGATGCGGTCGCAGCGAAACAGACCACCTTCGATTGTCCCTGGGGATTGCTGGAACATCGAGTACCATACTCGCTCCCCTACCGACGCACGCCTCCTGAGCAAACCGGGTACATCCTCCCATTCCGGCCATATCGGAGCACCGAGGCATCGGCCGACGGGATCGTCGCTCTCAGCGAGTCCGGCCAATCTGATGATGCGCCATTCTGTATGGTCATGTGCCTGGAGGCGCCCTTCGAAGTCATCCTCGTGCCACCGAGTCATAACGAGCACGACGCGGCCGCCTGGCTTGAGGCGAGTAAGTAGTTCCGACTGGAACCAACTCCAAAGTTTTTCACGAAATTGCGGGTTGGCAATCTCGGCCCTCGATTTAATCGGATCGTCGATCAAGGCGAGGTCGGCCCGTCGACCTATAATCGGCCCGCGAACTCCAGCAGCAAAATACTCGCCGCGGCAGGTCGTCTGCCAGCGCCCAGCGGCGCGACTGTCTTGGACCAATTTGTATCCAAGGCGGAGTTGATGATCTGCGATCAGATTGCGGATCTGTCGGCCGAAGTGCTCGCCCAGACTTGCCGTGTGCGAGACAGCGATGATCGAGGTCCCGGGATGCCGGGTGAACCACCAAGCTGGATACAAGACTGACGCGTAGGTCGATTTTGCTGATCCCGGCGGCATAAGCACTATGAGCCGGGTGTTCGCGCCAGTGCTGACGTCCTCTAACTCGCGAATAAGTATCTGGTGATGTGCCGCAGGTTCTTGATCCAGTGGGCCGAGAGCGCACTTAGTCCATTCGGCTAGGCTGTCGCGTAGAGTCCCTCGCAAAGGCGTCTCGTGAGTCGCGCCGAAAACGTCGGGTGGCACGATTGACATCAGGAAAGGCTGCAATTTCGGGAAAGAGCCGTCGCTGGACTTGAGAGCCGCGACGTCAGTCTCGCCTAACTATCTGAGATCGACGGGAAACGCGACCTCGAAGCAGTCACCCCGCGCCGCGTCTGCTCCGCTATCATGCCGATCTGTATAGGCCAAAGCGGGGCATCTGGGCAAGGCTTTTTTTCTTGTATGAGCAAATTTTCTGCCAAGCGCTGTTTGATGCTGCCGGGAGGTGGTTGGACGCGGGACGAGCAAGGACGAATTCGTGCCCTCCGAATCAATCCCAACTTCCACAAGTTCGCATGGTTACGTGCGATTTTTCAATGGTTTGGGCTGT